GGTACATAAGGACAATAGAATACACCAGCGTCAAAAGGATTAGATCCTCTATACCCTACTGTACAATATCCTTCACCAGCTGTCACGCCTGTAGGTCTTGTAGACACACTTGCGTAATATGGATCGATATACACTTTTAGGCTTCCGTTAAGAACACCAGCAAAAGTGTTTCCAGTATCATCAACATTTAATTTTGTTGATAACGCTGGAGCGTAGTCTAATACACCAGCCATTGCAAGTGCAGACGCTACATCACTAGAACATAGGATAAAGTTACCTTTACCTCTTCGTGTTTGTCGTGCTATAACATTAGCATTTCTTTCAATGTGGTACATAAGACCTTTGAATTTTTCAACTGACCATCTACCAGATGAATCAACATCAAGGTTAAATTGTCCGTTTACAGAAGTACCAGTTAAGTTACTTTCTGATGCAACACCTTCGATCTTAGCTTGATCATTAACAGTTCTAACAACTTCTCTGTTGATTTCCGCAAGGATTTCACCAGATAGAATGTTTGCTAATTCTGTTTCTGCGTCAAGGCCATGAATCGCTTTAAGGTCTTGTGCGAGTTCTATAGTGTACTCTGCTTTTAGCGCTCTGCTTTTAGCTGTAACTGTAGCTTTCTCAATCGTGAACGACATTTCTGGAATTGTAGAATCAATCTCAGCGGTTGCTGTAGCAACACCAGTACCAGTTGTGTAACCAGTTTGGATAGCTGTATTAGCTGAACCTGAAGCAAACGGATCTGCTCCTGCATGAGTGCCAGTTCCTGCGAAGTCAGTATCAGCTTCGTTAAATAACGCTTCTGTTCTGTCTACTGCAGTAGTACTATCAACATACCTAGCTTTCATCGCAAAGATAAGACCAGTTGGTCCTGTCATTGGTTGAACACCACATATATCATAAGCTACCAAATTAGGCATTGCTCTACGAACCAATGAAATTAGAATTGGATCCCAGTTAGCAGCAGTCGCTGTAACACCACCAGGTGCTCCTGCAACAGTACCAGTACCGGCTCCAAGTGCTTCATTCATTGCTGATCTTTCTTCAGCTATCGCTCGTTCTTGGTTTTCAAGAATTACGGATGTTACAGCTCTTTTGTACTTATCTTCGATCTTTGGAAGATCGGCGTGCTCTAGAACTGGCGCCCATTTTTCTTGTAAGTTTTCTGACATAAACATTGTTTATATCCCCCTTATTGTTTCTAAGAATCTATCTTAGAAAATTTACTAATTGCGGCAGTATAACCAGCCATTGAAGGGTCAACAACTTTGTTGTCTTCTTCGTCTGACTCATTAAATGCTACATTACTTTCATCAGAGACTGCTTCAAGCTTGTCGCCTTTGAAATAAGCTTCTTTCAATGTTGAAACTTTCTCTACGAAATTTCCTTCATCTTCAAAGTCTACATCTTCGGCTAGTTCTTTTAACTTCTCTATTTCACTATCAGCTAGGTCTTTCGACGCTTCACTAATAATCTTTTCACGTTGAAGCTCTTCGATATTTTGTTGAGCTTGGATGTTGCTGGCAACTTCTTCGTTCAACTTATCTTCCATATCGTCAAGTCTTGCTGCTAGTTCTTCAACTACATCAAACTTGTCTTCTGGTACTTCAACATAATGTTCCTCAAACAGTTTTTTCAAACCATTTATGAAATCTTCGGTGAGTTCGGATTTTAATCCGCGCTCGATAGCTAGTTCATTTTCTTTAACCCAGCTTTCAGAAACATAGTTCAGATAAGAATCAACTTTCTCGGACAAATCATCTTTGATTTCTTCGATCTTTTGGTTCTGTTCTTCTTCTAGTTGTGCTTCTTTTTCAGCTGAAAGTTCTTTGACTTTAGCTGCTACTGAGGCTTCAAAAATTGTTTTAGCTTTGTTCTTGAATTCTTCGGATAAATCTTCATCGCTAACAAGAGCTTCAATGTCATCTGTCATGTCGATTTCGTAAGATTCTTTTTTAACAGATTCTTCTTCTTCATCATCTTCGTATTCTTCGTCCTTTTTGGAAGTTGATTTCTTTGATTCTGTAGATGCAGTTTTCTTTTGAATTTTTTCTGATTCACCTTCATCTGAGTCATTATCTAACTCTTTGATGAATGAGGTTACTTCAGCGATTGATTTGTCTTTAAGAGACTCTACTACCTTTCTTATTAAGGCATTTCGACTTAGTGACTCGGATTTTTCATCTTCATCGCCATCTTCGTCATCTTCATTTAAACCAGCTACTGCTGCTTTAAGTGCTTTGGCGTCCATTTCTTTCATGGATGCTACGGCTTGTTTTAGAAGATCAGCTTTTGACATTTCTTCAAGATTAGGAGTTTCAGAATCATCTTCAACTTCTTCTTGATTTACGGCCTTACCTTTCTCGACTTTAGTCTCACCATCTTTTAAATCTTCTGCTTTGTCTTGAGCAGGTTCGCCACCAGGAGCTTTCGCTTTCTTAGTTGCTTCACCAGCTTTCTTGACAGCTTCAGAATCTTTTTTAGGTTCGTCTGCGTCGGGACTAGATTTAGCTGCAGGAGCGGAACCACCTTTACCAGGTACTTTGTGCTGAACATCAGCCGCTTCTGTCATTACTTCTTCTATTGATTGTTCTAAACTTGACATTTGAACTCTCTCCCTATTAATATTAATTATATAATTAATTCTATTATGAGTTATTTATAATATTATAAATTTTCAAGAAACGATTTAAACACGTTTAATTTCACTTCTTGAAGTTTATGTGTTCTAGCTCGTTGAATTTGATGTTTATATTCTTCAATTTTCTGAGCTTTGATCACACCATTATCCCAAATCCACTCAACTCCTTCCATTACGCCGTTTACGAACGCATCGGGAGCAGACGGATCTGCCACGATATCAGCAGCTGTTGCTAACTGAAAATCTGATTGCACCATTTGAGTACCGCCTTCACGTTTACTCGCCTTTAGTGAACCCATACCTCTACTAGATACTCCTAGTCTCGCACCATCATCAAGAAGGTTTTTGACTATTTCTCCCATAGGGGTAGATAAAACTTTTGCTTTTCCGATGAAATTGTTTCCATCTTCTTTTAAGCTTGTGATTAAATGAGATGTTCTCTCTAAATTAATCGTAGGACCTTCAGGATGTCCTAATTCTCCATAAGCCCTTTTTTCATTGATATACTCTTTAGTATATCGAGCTACTTCTTTGGCCATTATCTCTTTAGGATAAATACGACCATTCTTGTTTTTAACTTCTGTTTGAAGCATGACACCTTCAATAAAGACATCTTTCTTCCCTGTTTTTTCGTTAATTTCAACTAGATAGTTGACATCATCGGCCCATTGTTCTGATATTAATTTCATTTTTACCTCTTAAAACGCGTTATACACATCTTTATAATTTGAATACTGACTTTTAGCCTTCAATAATATAGTATCCAAAAGACCCTTTCTGATATTTATCATATCACTCGTCATGTGGCCACCGGCTTTATGCATCTGGATTAATAGTTCCATCATTTTTATAACTTTTCTTTCTTTCATCATTTTCGCTAGATATAACACACTACCATTATGATCATTAACATCTGTCATTTTCTCTAACTTGTCCACTTCTGACTGTGGAAATTCTTTAGCTTCCGCGATCATATCTATTTTAGTGTTTTCGGCTCTCTCTATAATAGTTTTAAGAACACTTACACCTTCGTCCATGTCTTCACCCATTAGTTTTACGAACTGTGACGCTGATTTCTCTGCTGTTTTCATATCTTTGAAAACACCTAATTCTTCAAACTCTTTAACACCTTTTGGTTTAACAAATACACGAACTTTCTTAGATCCTGGTTTCTCAGAATGATACATTACTTCTGTATTCTTGATCTTAACAGAAGAAATATGATTCTTCTTGTGATCAAGTTTGAAGTTAATTTCTTCTAATTCTTCTCTTAGTTGGTGGAATGATTTCATTTCTTATCTCTGTGAGTTTAATACTGAACCGATCACAACAATATTCTCGACACCTTCAGCATCTATCCATCTAGCGATTTGTTTTTGAACCATAGCTACATCAGCTTGTGATCCTCCGAGATGTCCTAATTTATTATTAGTAATTTTGACTGTTCTACCTGAAAGAACTACATCCTTTCTATCTTTACCAACTTTAGCCCATACAGCCTTTATCAACCATTTTGTATCTACAATCTTTCCAAACTCTTTTACAAGTTTTTTAGCTATATCAGGTTTTAGACCCGTTACATAAATGTGTGAATACTCTGTTCTTCGATTAGCAGCATCACCCACCTTATCATTAGGATTGTCGGGTTTCAGGTTCATATTAACCTTTTCTTCTAATTTGAATCCTTGGCCCGGTGTTGTCCAACTCATTTGTTAGTCCTCTATTTTATCTTCGTGATTTAACCAATCGAGTTGCATTTCAACTCTTTTCAGATCAATAGCGTCTAATTGTTTATCTTGCATGACTTTCTTAAAAGTCTCTCCGGCTTCTATATTGTCTCCGGTGACTACTTGATTCACAAATTCTTTACTGTTACTCATTATATTTTCCTATTTTTAAAATTCCGAATCGTCTGGCATATCATCATCAGGACCTAACCCGACAGCTCCATCAGCATTGATTTCTTTATCAATCTGTTGTATCTCTGCCTCTGACTGTCTAAGAACATTCTTTCTAATCCAGTCCTCTGAATAATATTTACCAACGAATTGGTCTAATTGTTCTAATGTTGAAACTCTTTCTCTAAGAATCTCTGCATCTTTGAGTTCTACAAAATGACCATCTTTCTGAAAGTCATAACTTATATACTCTTTGTATGAGTTCCAATCATCATCTGTTATAATATTCTTTAATAACAGTTGAGTTCTTAAAACATCATCAAATATTCTAGAGAATTTAGTTCTTAGTCTATCAACAAATCGTGAAAACTTAACCTCATCTCTTGAAATCTCAGTCGCTCTACCAATAGCGAACGCTGTTTCTGTCTCCATTCTAGAAATTGGTACATTAAGAGACTTGTACAATTTCTTTTGAAAATATAAAATATCTTCAATCTCCCCAAGATTTTGCCCACCTGGTAGTGTACTAATCTCAGTTCCTCGGCCACCTTCTCTACGAGGTAACCAAAAATCTTCAAGCATATTCATATGCTTTCTATCGTCTTTAATCTCACCTGTGTCAGCGTTATACACTAACTTATTACGATAACTTGTTTGTACTTCTTTCAAGTACTGTTCAGCTCTCGCTTTAGGTAGATTACCTACATCAATGTAGAAGATTCTCCTTTCGGGTGCTCTTGATATTCTGTAAATAACAAGCGCGTCTTCTAACATTCTTAGTTGGTTTACAGACTTCATAGCCTTATGTAAATACCCAACTATAATGGTTTTGTTGTAATCAAGTAACCCGGAAGTTACATGACATACAGCATCAGGGTGAATCCTTACTGTTTGACCTGTGTTATTACCACTCTTGTCAAAACCTTGATCATTAAAAAGAAAGTATTCTTCTACATTTTTAATAACCTCAACACTAGTCTTCTCATCTTTCTTCTTTTCGACCTCTCTAATCTTTCTGATTTTCTGAGGATCAATAGCTCGTAAGCCTTGAAGACCTTTCTTTGGATTCTTAGAATCAACCATTTTATGGTAATAGATTCTTCCGTCTACATACCATTTTCGAAATATATCGTGAGACATATCTCTGAATCCCATTAAAGAAAGAACTTCATCAAATTCAGCTCTAACTTTCTTTTTGATACCCTCTGACATCTTATCAATTCTATCTAAATTGATCGCCACAGGTGCATCTAAATCATTCGAAGATATTGATTCATTCACTATATCTTCAATTGCACTATCACATTCAGGAACCAGCGCCATTGTTCTGTATTTAGCAACTAGGTCGGCTTCGGTTTTTATACCGCCTTCCATGTCAATAAACTGTCCAATGACACCACCACCGGCCGCAAAGCCGCCCATTCCACCATCTTTTCCGACTTCGATTACATCTCCATCGTTGGAAGGCGGAACAAAACTCTGTGCTTTAGCTTTGTCCGCCTTCCGTTTTATCTCATATCCGAATAAGTCCATAGTATATATTTATATCCTTTCCAAAGGGCTCTTTTTAAAGAGTTCTTTCGAAGTGTGAATAAGCAAAAGTAACATCAGAAGTTGTTAGTCCATCACCACCTTCAGCATCCATATCGATTGCTGCAAGTGTTGTTGGCCACATATTGAAAAATTCATATGTAGCGATAACAGAATCATCCCTTCCTAATTGTGATACTGTTGCTTTATCTACCATGTAATCATATCCAGTATCAAGAACTGTTGAACTATCTAATGGTACAATACTCTGCATCCAGTTTTCAATAGCTGTTCTAGCTGAGTACTCGGTATCATTATATATTGTGACAGACCAGTCTTCGAATGTTCTGTCTCCCGCTAACTTAACTGTAAGTCCTTTGTACTTCATCTCTAATGGAGTAATAGTCTGACCAGGGATAGAAGCAGTTTTACATAAAAACTGAATCTTACTACCTGATCTAGGAATAAAGACTTCAAATCTATTATTCCTTGGACCAGCACCGATAAGGTTTGCTTTAAATTGGTTAATTGTTGCCATTTTACTATCCCCCTATTATGTGCTAATTCCAGCTGCGCCATAGACTTCTTCGAAATCTACACCAGTTCTGGATGCTACAAAAGTTAAAGTAATGAAGTTAATACTTCTAGCTGGCTTGATAAATATAGCAGCTACGAATTGATTTGAATCAATAATATTACCCGTGTTATTAGTCTCGTCACAGATAACTTGGAAATCATAGATTCCTCGTCTACCTTGGACTTGTCTCAAGAAAGGTTCTATCATTGCTCTGAAATTCGCTCTTGTAAATGAATCGTTAAACTCAAACAATTGGAATTTAGCTGCGTTTGATATAGCTTTCTCTAACACTATGAAAAGTCTTCGAACATTTATTCTAGAGAACGCACTTCCGTCATTAGACAGTAGTGTTTTATCTCCGAACAATAGTGTTCCTTGACCCGCGAATGTAACAACTGGGTTAACCCTAGACTTATAGAGTTTATCTCTATCAGCTTTAGTTGGATTAAACGCCAATTTGGTCACACCAAAAATTTGACCACGGTTGAATCCTGCTGGTGACCACCAAGCATCATTCGTATAATCAGTCTTAGCACAAAGGCCTGCGATTGATCCGTTGTCTGGAACATAGACATATCTGTCATTGTACCTGTCGTAAATATATAACCAGTTACTACTCATTACTGCGTAACT